GTCTCTAGCGGTGCTATCACTGGTTTGACTATAACTTCTGGCGGTGCTCTTTACAACGTAGGTGATGTTCTAACCTTGTCTGGTGGAACCACCGCTGCTACCGTGACAGTAGCTACATTGTCTGGCAGAGCTATAGCTACTGTAACGATTACTACTGGTGGTGCTGGTTATTCAGTCTCAAATACCTTAACTAGCACAGTAACAACTAATGCTGATCCACATTCTCACACAGGCTCATACGGATTCCAGAGGCTCGGAGACATAGGATCAATTCCTTTGGGGTATTCTGTTGGTGACTTCTCTCCTAACTGCGCTTTGGCGGCTTATGGACGTATCTGGGTAGCAGACATAGTAGGAGACCCACAGACTGTTTACTTTAGTCGCTTATTGGATGGATCAGACTTCCAAGGTGGAGACTCTGGATCTATATCCTTAAACACTGTCTTTCCTAACACAGACAAGATAGTAGCTATTGCAGCGCACAACGGATTCCTTATTATCTTTGGTCGTAATAACATTGCTGTCTATGCCAATCCTATCGATGTAACAACATTAGCCTTAGCTGACTATATCCCTAATGTGGGCTGTATCGCTAGGGATTCTGTGCAGAGCACTGGTATGGATATTATCTTCCTGTCTGATTCTGGGGTTAGAAGCCTCCAGCGGGTTATCCAAGAGAAGTCCTTGCCTATGCGGGATATCTCTAAGAATGTACGAGATGAACTAATGACCAGTGTATCCTCTGAGACAGCAGCTAATATTAAGTCTGTCTACTATGACAGAGATGCTTTCTACCTCCTTAGTCTGCCTACCACTAAGTCAGTCTATTGCTTCGATATGAGAGCGCCTCTGCAGGACGGGTCTGCTAGGGCCACGACTTGGAGTTCTATAGAACCTAAAGCCTTTATTGTGACCAATTCTAAAGACTTGTACATTGGAAAACCGGGGTATATTGGTAAGTACTTTGGACATTCTGATAATGGGGCTAATTACCAGTTTAGTTACTATACAAACTACTTTGACTTTGAGCAGCCCTCTATTGAAAAGATCATGAAACAGATTGGGTTTGTGGCTATTGGTGGTTCTAACCAGAACGTAGCTGTCAAGTGGGGTTTTGATTATAACGAAAATTACTTTGCTTTTACGAAAAAACTTGACACTTCTGTAGTTTACGAGTATAATATAGGGGAGTACAATATTGCTGAGTTCTCAAACGGTATTGTTCTAGACAAGTTTAAGGTACAGGCTGGTGGCAAAGGCGCTGTTATACAGATTGGACTTGAGGCTGAGATTAATGGGAATCCTATCTCTATTCAAAGGATAGACGTATATATTAAACAAGGAAAACAAACATGAGTAACTATGTAAAAGCGACTAACTTTGCTGTTAAGGACGGACTAGCCTCTGGTAACCCTTCTAAGATTATCAAAGGCACAGAGATTGACACTGAATACACTGCTATTGCCTCTGCTATCTCGTCTAAGTCTGACATCAACAGCCCTACCTTTACAGGTACTCCAGCAGGACCAACGGCTTCCTTTGGAACAAACACTACGCAGCTAGCTAGTACAGCCTTTGTGCAAAGTGCTATTACTCCTTTGCTTCCTGCAGGTTTAATTCTGCTATGGTCTGGTTCTCAGGCTAGTATTCCTTCTGGCTGGGTACTCTGCGATGGAACAAACTCAACTCCAGACCTTCGTGGTAGGTTTGTTATTGGTGCTGGTTCTCTTGCTGCAAGTGCTACAGGAACTGCTGGAGCCTCTGTAACTGGTTCTATCTCTGGAACCACACTTACGGTGAGTGGGGTAACCTTTGGTACACTAGCTGTAAACGATGTTGTAAGCCACGCCTCCATACTTAACACTACTACCATTACTGGTCTTGGTACTGGTACTGGAGGCACAGGAACTTACACACTAACCTACACAGGCTCAACTTCCTCGTTTACTGGTTCTATTGCAGGAACGGTACTAACTGTAACCGCAGTTTCTGCAGGGACGATTATTACTGGTCAGGTTCTAACTGGTGGGTCTGTTACTGCAGGAACTACAATTGTCAACCAACTCTCTGGAACAACAGGCGGGATTGGTACTTATACAGTAAGTGCTAGCCAAACACGAACCTCAGCTAGTTTAACTGGTACTTATACTTTAGCAAGTACAACCTTAACTATTAACTCTACAATCCTACGAGTTTCTGCTGTTGCTTCTGGAACTCTTGCTGTTAATCAGTTCTTAACAGGAACTGGTATTGACTTTGGTATCCAAATTACAGCACTTGGTACAGGTACTGGAGGAGCAGGTACATATACATTAAATAATGGTGATGCTTTTGCAAGCACTACTATCTCAGCTTCTGGTGGTGTAGTGACTGTAGGAGCTACTGGTGGTTCTGCTAATTCTACTACTGTTGCACATACACATACATTTACTACAACTACTGCATCTAATGGAACACACGAGCACGAGACTAGAAACGGTTCTTTTACAGGTATGGCTGTTCTTACAGGAGAGTCTATTCTTCTGATTGATAAAGATGCTAGTGCTTATGGTGATCCAACTTCCGCAGGTGTTATGACAACCGCTGGCGCTCATGATCACACTGTAGGAGGAACCACAGCATCTACAGGTTCTTCAGGTACTAACGCTAACCTGCCACCGTACTATGCCCTTTGCTACATTATGAAGACTTAAATGAAACAAGAACTAATAATCCATTTTAATAACTTGAACTTACCGATAGATACTCAACTTTGGTTAACTGATTTTTGGGATGTTATACAAGGTTTAGATGATTGGAGAGACAACGATACTGTTGATTCTTTAGAAAAAGAAAAAGTAATTTACCAAGTTATGGTAGCTTTACCTTCTAATCCGTTTTTTCAACGTCATGCACAACATCTTCTTCCTATTATGAGTAATTTAGTTTTAAAATGGATTGCTGCTAATAAGTTAGAAGATAACAAAGAAGAATTAAATAAAGCATATATGTGGAGAGCCGCATATTATGATCTAGTGTTAGAGGTTGTTCGGTTAGTGCATGGTTATGAAAATGCCGCACTTGCGTCAGACTATGTAGCTAAAATGTACGGTGAATCTTTTGAAGAATATGTAAAGGAGTTTCAAAATGCCTGATCCAGTAACTGGTGCTATTGCCGGGAGCAGTATACTAGGAAGTGCAATATCTGGTAGATCTGCTGAAAAAGCAGCTAACACATCTGCCAATGCTACAATAGCAGCAACTCAGTTGGCTGCTGAAGAACAGAGGTTTAGACCAGTAGGAATGTCTACTAGGTTTGGTACTTCTCAGTTTGAGTTTGGTCCTGAAGGCAGACTGTCAGGAGCAAGCTACACAGCTTCTCCAGAGATACAAGCACTACAGAATAGGCTATCTGCCCTATACGGAACAAGCTTAGGACAGGCAGAACAAGCCCAAGCTTTGGGTGCTCCGCTTGGTGCTGCTGGTCAAGGTCTCTTTGGACTAGGCTCTCAGTATTTAGCTACGTCTCCTGAACAAGCTCGTCAACAATATATGCAAGAGCAGTATGCTCTACTTGATCCAGTTCGTCAAAGAGAAGAAGAAAGAATAGGCGCTTCTGTGTTTAGTAGGGGTCGCGCTGGTCTTAACATAGGTACTCAAGGACAACCTGAGTTAGCCGCACTAGCTGGCGCAAGACGGACACAAGACTTACAACTAGCTGCAGCGGCTGATCAAGCTGCTCAGCAGCGTATTGGCTTCGGTGCTGGTCTCTTTGGTACTGGCGCTAACCTTATAGGTACTCAGTACGGATTACAGACTCAGGCATTGGCTCCGTTCCAGCAACAGTTTGGAGTATCTCAGTTGCTTGAACAAGCTGCACAGCAGCCTCTTGATATTGGTGCTCAGTTGGGTGGTCGTACTGCTACTGCTGGTGCTAACGTAGGTCAGACATTGTTAACAGGTGGGTTAGGTGCTGCACAGACTAGACTACAAGGTTCGTTAGTTGGTCCGTCATTGATGGCACAGAATATTTCTGGCTTTGGGCAGCAATATCTACAGAACAAACAGCAACAAGATTTATTTTTTAAACTTTATAATCCATACGGTAGAGCTGGGTATTCTCCGTTTTCTTCTCAATACAGTGACCCATACTCTGCC